ATTTGGGAATCAGAGAGGGGGTCGAAGAAAAATCATACCCCGGGGGTGTCGGAGGTCGGTGGTTCGTCATCATTCGGGGTCATGAAGCGACTCATGAGATTGTCAGCCCATCGGTCTTGCCTTGCCTCGGCTCGCTGGCGCACTATCTTCGCGGTGTTGCTTCCCATCTCCTTATGGATGCGGGCATGGCAGGCGAAGCACAGACTTTTCAGCCCTTGAAGTCCGCAGTCGATAGCCAACCGCTTCATCTCGTCTTTAGTGCGAGCAGTCTCAATAGGCACCACATGATGCACACATCGGGCACTCGTCACGATGCCCTGCTTCATGCACTCCTCACACAGTCCGTTGGTGCTCCTAAGTTTCGCAATGCGCAACTCCTTCCACTCTCGGCTGTTATAGATGTCGGCCTTGTCTTTAGCTACCTTGTCGCTGACCCCTCGCCAGTTGCGCTTCTTGCTCATGGTGTTTTACTTTCGTAGATTTCAAGGGCCTCGATGCAATCGGCCCAAGGACTTGTGGTGTGACATAGCGGTCGCTTGTCCTTTGTTTTATACCAGTCAGATTCAGCCCGCTTGTTCTCTTTTGCACGCTGCTTCAAAGTTCGTTGGTCGATGTGCTGTTTGTACTTCACCTCATGTCCCCAAGGTCGTAGGTCGCCTATGGGCACCATATCCTCTTCATCTGGCATGTATGGATCTGTATATACGTTGTTCATATCACTTCGTCTATCCATTGTCTTACCAACTCGCGCATGTCGTTGAAGGTGATGGGCAGTTGCCTATGATAGCCTTCGCTGTCGGTCGTGGTGATCAGCCAGCAGTCCTTCGCCTTCTTGTCTCTCTTCAGCGTCACCATTCTGCGCCCATTGGCCTAAAGCCGCAATGTTCCTCCAACCACTTCACGGTATCGTCACCCGTCTGTGGCTTCGGTTGCTCTGGCTTGCGAGGCTCCGGCGTGTAGTTGTTATAGTCGTAGTCAATCATCGTCAACGTGGCCTCGTGATAGTTCTCTGTTTAAGTCTCTGTTGACTCTTTGACCTTCGGTCGATGTCCGACGCGACTCGGCATAGTTGATGCGAGCATCACTCTGCTCTCGCTGCTCCGTCCATTCACCTTCCCAGTCTTCCAGTTCGGGAGCTGGTGCGTTGTGGTCAATGTCTCCAAAGAGTGATGCCTGAGTCGGCATAGTGTCTGGCGTGAAGTGCTTCTTGCGCTTCGTGCGCTTGCCGTAGGCGAGAGCCTTGCCGTTGGGTGCAATGTCGCCCATCTGAGGCATTTCGGCACGCTCTGCTTCGTCGAGTTCAAAGATGGTCTGAGCGTCGATCATCGTCAGCAGCGCGTCGAGTGTGCTTTCGGCTTCAAGTTTGCGCTTCAATGATTCCAGCCGCCGATAAATACCAGGCACCAACACCTTCGTCACGCGCTCCAGTATATCATCAACGCACTCCGTCTGTCGCGCCTCGCCCATCCACGGCTTGTCGATCATCACAGCACCGAATCCCTTGTGACCTTCCTGTTCCAAAATCAGCACCACTTGGGCTATCTTCTTGCGGTCAGGAGCCACGAGGTTGAAAGCCGTCTGCCAGCCGGCATCGCTCTCCAGCAGCGTCATGAGCTTCTGAATCTCAGGAGTCATCTGGTGAAGAGGATGTGCTGCTCTGATGACCGTATAGGCGAACCATTGCAACAGGTGATAGACATCGGTTTGCAAAGCGTCACAGCACGCATTCAGCACCTCCGCCATCGCAGGATCAATCTTGGTTCCAAGTTGCTCAAAGCGTTCTTTATTGTTCTCCATATCAGAAAAGTAATAGTTGTTTGAATCTACCGTCACCGCCTTTGGAATTGACGTACTTCTCCAATTCCTCGCGCTTCTTTTTGGGGAATATCCATCCGGCACCGCAGGACAGACCATAGTTGAATCGGCCTCCCATCTTCTTCAGGTCACTCTTGAATGGCTTCGTGTCGCCTATGACAGCCAGGCATTTGTCTGAATAGTCGATGAGCTTAATCGGCTGAATTATCTCGTATTTCATTGTTAATTAGCTTTTGAATTAAAGGATGGTCTTGCAATATCTCGCCAACTGACTTCACGCCTTCGGTGTTGGTTGTCGGCGGTGTCGGACGTTTGCGAGACTTGTTGAAGTTGTACCGCTGACGAAGGATTTCACGCCGTCTGTGGAGTTCTGGGTCGGTGAGTTCGTCAGCATCGAGGAACGGCTCATCGGCGAGTTCTGGGTGCATCACCTCGTAGTCACCGATGGACTTCATGATTTCCAAGTGTTCAAGCCATTCATCGTCGGTCACGTCGTCGGGCTTCGGGGGCAGAGTCGCGCCGTGGTCGGACACCGCCGAAGCGTTTTGGTCGGTCGCGCCCTGCTGCCCTTCTGCCTCTATTTTTCTGGGTTTGAAGTTTGGGTCTCCCATGATGCGGATGGTGATGTCGGCAGCGTCGGCCTTGTCGCCATCCTGCGGCTCCCAGCAGGTGTCGAAAAACTTTGTGTAGACTTGCACCTGTTCGCTGCCTAACTTGTCGGCCACCTCCTGCCACTTGTCGATGCCGTCCTTGTCCGGCCACAGCCACACCCGACGGCCTTGGTCTATCAGCGGTTGCATGCTTTCCAGTTGTAGGAACTTCAGACCGCCACAGGCCAGCCATAACTGAGTGTCGAGCGTGCCGTAATAGTTCGCCATGATGATAGCCGTCTTCTCGCTCTCGACCACGTTCACGGTGGCGTTGGGATAGCGTTTCAGCAGATGGGAGCCAAAGAGCGGTTTGAGGATGGTGTGCTCGTCGGGCTTGCATATCTGTCGGCATCCGTCCTGGTTGTATATCCATCCAGGATGTTGCTCTTTGACGCGGTGGCCGTACTTCGGATGTCCCGGCTCATAGAATGCCATCAGCTTTGCCGCCCGTGGCACGCCGTCGCTGTCTATCTGCCAGAACACTACACGGTGATCTTTCCAACCGCCGACGCAATACTGCCAAAGCGTGTTGTGCATACGGCTGATCTGAGCGACTGACCACGGCAGACTGTAATACCACGTCACGAACGTCGCCATCGGTGCCAGCTTCATTGTCCGGCTCACCCAATCGCGTGGAATCTCCAGCGGTGGCGGTGGTGGCGGTACGGGCTTCGGTGGCGGCGGTGTCCAGTTGACCGGCACATCGTCCACGGGGATATTATATTTCTTGCCGAGCCAACGAATCGCGTCTGGGAATGACATCTTTTCCGCATTCATCAGGAATTGCACTGGGCCACCTTTCGCGTCGCAGACGAAGCAGCGGTAGGAGTTGCGCCCTGTAGCCTTGGCTGATAACGTCGAAGGTCTTATGATTAGATTCCCGTCGTTCTTGTCGTCGTGGAATGGACACAAGCAAGTCATGTTCACACCAGCCTTGTGAAGTCCGCCTGGGTTGTCCTGTCTCCGCTCTCCGATGATGTCCTTCACCACGTCTTCAATCTTTGCGGCATCCGTCACCGCCCTGATAATGTCTTCGCTGATTTTCGGCATAGTTTTATGGTTGCTAAAAACTTCCTATACTAACTCTCGAAAGAATGTATACCTTCTTTGCAAAGAATGTATACTAACTCTCAGAAAAATGACTATCAACTTTATGTAAAACCAAAACGTGCGTGCGCCTATGCGCGAGGCACGCACTCCACGTCTTGCCCTCTCTTTCCCCGCCCCCCTATATAGGGGCAGGGAAATGGGCAAAGGGGGGTGCCTGAGTCTCACTCGGAAAATTTCAATAATAATAAATCTTATTTATTATTAGATTCTCGGAAAATCACTTTAGTACGGTGTTTTGATGTTCATCACTTCGGGGTTCAGATAGTATTTCGGTTTCTTCTGTCCCTCTTCAAATTCATGCTCAGGCTGAGGAATGAGGAATGTGCGGTTGGTGGCTATCTTCACGCATTGCTGTAGATCGTCACTCGACTTGAATCCGCACATCTCTTTGAATATCTTCAACCTGACATCGGTGAGAGTCGCAGGCCAATCAACTTTGTCCTGATAGTCTTCTAACCATGCCTTGATTTCTTCGGCGGTATGCTTGAACTCCTTTTTGATTTCGACAACCTTCTCCAGTTGTTCAGGCCTTCCCCACGAATCAATCGGCAGCACACGGAATGACCAGTCGGCAAAATCCTGCGAGCGGGCTTTCTTCTGCTTTACTTCAAAGGTCACGTCGCCGGTCTTATCATCCTTGTTCTTTTTGGTCTGTATCACATCCGTCACCTTTCTTTCGAGGAATGAACCAAGGTGTCCGACCAACTTCTCGCCGCCTGGATTCTGATGAAGTATGCACCAAAGGCTTATGTCATAATGACTCGCCAACTTCATGCACTTGAAGATGAGCAACTGACACTCAATATTGTCGTTGAAGTCGGCCACCACATCCAGCAAACCATCGATAAACACCACCGTCGGGCGATACAGCCAAATGGCTTTCAGAATCATTCTCCAACGAACGATAGCAGGGTTTAACGTCTGCTGACGGCCTTTCTTGTCGAGCACTGGATTACCCTTGTCATCTACCTGTGGTATGTCGGCCACGTCACGGAGCATGATAATTTTGAAATCGTCATATTCCTGATTCACTTTGCGGCCAGCCATTGTCAGCACACGGTTCTTCACGGCGATGGTATTGTCTTTCTCCATCTCTGTGTCGATATACA